ATATTCCAAATTCCAAACGATGGAACGCAAGATAGCAGATAAATACCCCGAACTAGAAGACGACATATTTAATGATGAGAAGTTTTGGATATACATTAAATAACAAAAATAAACAAAAAAAAACTTAACTAATTACTTTGAATTACCCCATTAATTATTTATATTATAATTAATATTTTATTTTATTAACCACTTAAAGAAAAGGAATTAAACAATGGCCTTGAATTTAGACGCTATTAAAGCGAAACTTAATCAGTTAAACAAATCTGATGACAAAAAACAAAATTTGTGGAAACCTGAAGCAGGTAAAACGCGAGTAAGAATTGTACCTTACGTACACAGAAAAGACAATCCGTTCTTGGAATTGTATTTTCATTACGACATTGGTAAAAGATCAATGTTATCTCCAATTACTTTTGGCAACGCAGATCCAATCGTAGAATTCGCAGACAAACTTAAGAAAACCGGCGACAAAGATGAATGGTTGATGGGTCGTAAAATCGAACCTAAAATGAGAACTTATGTTCCTGTTATCATTCGTGGTAAAGAAGCTGAAGGAGTTAAGTTTTGGGGATTCGGAAAGCAAATTTACACTGAATTGCTTTCAATCATTTCAGATCCAGATTACGGTGACATTACAGACCTAATGAATGGACGTGATATTGATGTAGAATTTACTCCAGCAGAAGGAGCGAATTATCCAAAAACATCAATTCGTGTTAAACCTAACACACAACCAGCAACTGACGATAAAGCAATTGCTGAAAAAATCATGAATCAACCAGAAATTACTGATTTGTTTCCTGAGCCTTCATATGATGAGTTGGAACAAGCATTGCAAGAATGGATGAATCCAGAAACTGCAGATGCAGACGTAGCAGCTCCATCAAACACCGCATCGACATCAGATGATGAAGATGAAGATGAAGCACAAAGTCCAGCTCCAGCAAAAAAATCAGCACCTGCTCCTAAAGTAGACGACGTTGCATCAGCATTTAATGATTTATTCAATTAAGGAGTAAATCATGGCAAAGAGCAAAAGTAAACTAGAACTGGCAGACAGTTTAGCGAACACCCTTGCGGATAGCATTAACAAGCAATTCAAAGGGCAAGCGTTGAAAACCGCTTTCTTTTTAGAAGGCGATGCTGATTCTCCAAGCAACGTATCTGAATGGATATCAACTGGTTGCGATATGCTCGACTTAGCAGTTTCAAACCGACCCCATGGAGGCTTTCCTGTGGGTCGGATTACTGAAGTAACGGGTCTTGAAGCATCTGGTAAATCATTGTTAGTATCACACGTAGCAGCTGAAACACAAAAGAAAGGTGGGTTGGCAGTATATATTGATACAGAAGCAGCATCGAGTGCTGAATTTATGTCGGCAATTGGTATTGATTTGAAATCCATGTTGTATGTCCCATTAGAGACGGTAGAAGAAATTTTCGAAACTATCGAAACTATAGTTGAACAAGTACGCAAATCAGACAAAGATCGTTTAGTTACAATTATTGTAGATTCCATAATGGGTGCGTCCACTAAAATTGAAATGGCTGCAGAGTATGACAAAGATGGTTATGCAACAAGCAAATCAATCATCTTATCAAAAGCAATGCGTAAAGTTACCAATTGGATCGCACGTGAAAGAATTTGCTTGATTTTCACAAACCAGCTTCGTACTAAAATGGGTGTATCATTTGGAGATGCATGGACTACCTCAGGTGGTAAAGCAATTCCATTTCACGCATCAGTACGTCTTCGTTTGAAAAATACCGGAATGATCAAAGCTAAAATTGAAGGCGTTGAACAAGTGGTAGGAAGTAAAACCGAAGTTCAGGTTGTGAAAAATCGTATGGGTCCGCCCCACCGCAAAGTGAATTACGATATCTACTATGATAGTGGTATTGACAATTACGGTGGTTGGTTGGAAATCATGAAGAAATTTGATTTAGTTTCGCAATCGGGTGCACATTACACATTGCAAGACATAGACCATGAAACTGGAGAAGTATTTGGAGAAGTTAAATTCCAAAGCAAAAATTTCGTGGAAAAGGTAATCAGCGATCCGGAAATTAAAGAACGATTGTATCGAAGACTTTGCGATGCTTACATATTCAAATACCAAGCAGGAATTGACGGTGGTATTGATGATGTAATTATCGATGAATCAGTTATAGACGAAGAAGCGTAACAAGTTATGAATTACCAAAGAATACATGATGCTATAATCAATAGAGCTCGTTCTAGAACGTTGCAAGGATATCGAGAACGGCATCATGTTATTCCGCGGTGTTTAGGTGGAACTAATGAAACTGAAAACTTAGTAGACTTAACGGCTCGTGAACATTTTATAGTGCATAAATTGTTATGTGAAATGTATCCGACTGAATCTAAACTAGTTTATGCATATTGGATGATGTCCAGAACCGTTTCGAATTCTAAATATAAAAGAGAATATCATATATCTAATAGAGAATACGAACGAGTAAAGCAATTATTTAGTGAAGTATCTAGTAAACAGCAAAAAGGCAAATCATTAACAGATGAACATAAGAAAGCTCTTAGCAAAGCTGCAAAAACTAGAAAAACTAGAATTCCTATTAAGCATTCGGAAGAAACTAAACAAAAATTAAGTGCTCGATGGAAAGGTACTACGAGAAGTTTAGAAGATCGAAAAAAGATATCAGATGGGCAACGCGGTAAAAAAAGAAATATAGTTACATGTCCATATTGTGGAAAATCTGGTGGTAGTAATGGAATGTCACAATGGCATTTTGAAAAATGTAGAAATAAATAAGTTATGAATAAATATCAAGAATTGTTTAACAAATTAAAAGAGGAACGTGCCGTCAACACCGATGTGAATGATCATATCATGGTGTTTGACGGCCTTTAGCTTAATACATTTATACGTGCCTTTGGTGCCACCCCATCAACCAACGAAGATGGGGAGCACATTGGTGGGATAACCGGATTCCTATATTCTGTAGGAAAAGCAGTAAGGGATTTCAAACCTAGTCGTTGTGTAATTGTATTTGATGGCAGAGGAGGATCTGTACGTCGCAAAAAGATTTACGGCGATTACAAAGGTAATCGCGCCAATAAAACCAGACTTCGTAGGCACGATCATCAACAATTTGCAACAATCGAAGATGAACAAGAAGCAATGCGATGGCAATTTTCTCGGCTTGTTTCTTATTTAGATAATTTGCCAGTAACATTCATTTCAATTGATGGTATAGAAGCGGATGATACGATTGCTTATATCGCACAAATGTATCAGGATATTAGCAAAAAAATAACCATTGTTTCTACAGATCGTGACTTTTATCAACTTATCGATGACACTATACAAGTATGGTCTCCTATTAAGAAGAAAATGTATTCCACGGAAACCATATTGGAAGAATTTGGAGTCCATCCTGCAAATTATGTAGTATACCGAACATTTACTGGTGATAAGTCAGACAACATTCCTGGCATTGATGGATTTGGTCCAAAAACAATTCTTAAAGCATTGCCGGAGTTAGCATCGTCTGAAGAATTTACCTTGGAAATGATGCAAGATAAATGTAAAAGCAAGATTCTATTGAATGAAACTCGGAATTACGATAAGATATTAGCTAATTTCGATACCATTGATAAGAATTATCGACTAATGAACATCAAATTGTTAGATATTCCAGCACAATGTTCGACAGTGATACGAGGTATTTTAAATGAACCAATACCGACTCTAAATAAAATGGAGTTTCAACGAATCTTCATGGAAGATAAGATGTGGTCTACTATGAGGAATTTGCCAGAGTGGTTAAGCAATACGTGGTTATCTCTAAACGCATTCGCAATGCAAACACACAAAAAATAATTGGAAATACAAGTTATTTTTAATATAATCGTTACATGACATCATTAGATAAATTAACAGAATACGGTTGGGGCTTTCAAGTTAAAGTTGTTGCCGCAATGTTTACGGATAGAATATTTTTACAACAAATTGCAGATATTATTCGTGCTGATTATTTTGAATCGGAAGCGAATAGTTGGTTAATGGAGGTTATATTACAGCATTTCGGCGAATACAAGACGCCACCATCTAAAGACGTATTAAAAGTTAAATTGACTGAATTAAGCGACGATGGTCCGGAGTCAATATTGAAGGCAGCAATTTTGGAACAGCTTAAAGAAGTGTTCCGATATATGGAATCTGATGATTTATCATTTGTTAAAGATGAGATTCTTAAGTTTTGCAAGAATCAAGAAATAAAACATGCAATTATGGATTCGGTTAGCCTTTTGAAAATGGGTAACTACGATGAAATCAAAAGCAAAATTGATTCGGCCATGAAAGCTGGTGCTGATACTAACATTGGATTAGAATATAAAACTAATATTCAAGCACGCTATGCGGAAGCGTCTCGCCACACGATTACAACGGGATGGGACGTTATAGATGATTTGATGGATGGTGGCTTAGCCCCAGGGGAATTGGGTGTAGTGATGGCTCCGGCAGGTATTGGTAAGTCATGGATGCTTATTAATATTGGTGCAAATGCAGTTAAGTCAGGAAAAACGGTGGTGCATTATACATTGGAACTTAATGAGAACTATGTAGGACAACGTTATGACTCCGTGTTAACTGGTATTAATGCACAGACCCTGAAACATCATCAGGATACCGTAGAAGAACGCATGAAAACGTTGATGGGTGATTTGATTGTGAAATATTTTCCAACTAAATCAGTTGGGGTAATGGGACTTAAAGCACATTTAGAAAAAACCATCATGTTAGGACAAAAGCCAGATCTAGTAATTGTGGATTATGGTGATTTGTTAAAAATTAACGTTAAAAAAGACAAACATGAAGCTCTTGAAGAACTATATGAAGAATTACGGGGTATGGCAGGAGAGTATGATATTCCCGTTTGGACAGCTTCGCAGGCAGGTAGGTCGGCATTGGAAGAAGATGTTATCGAAGCTGACAAAATTGCGTCGTCATATGGAAAAGTAATGGTTGCCGATTTCTTAATGTCACTTTCCAGAAAAGTAGAAGATAAGATGTCAGGAACAGGACGCGGTCACGTAATTAAAAATAGATTTGGCCCGGATGGTATTACTTTGCCAAGTAAAATCAATACTAATAACGGTCAATTTCAATTCTTCGAACCACAAACGACGCAAGGTAAACAAACTACGCAAACTATGAAAACCGGCGAGAACATTTTGAAGAAAAATCTGGCACAAAAGTTCAAAGATATGGGCAGTACTTTGGGCTAAACTATATTTATATTAAATAGGTTCGGGTAGAAATATCCGACCTTTTTTTATCTAAAAACATTTATATTATTAACAACAAGGATTACAGAAAATGGAGATTTCAAATCAAATCTTATCGGAAATTACGGTGTATATGAAATATGCCAAGTACATCCCTGAGCTCAATCGACGCGAGACTTGGGAGGAATTAGTTACAAGAAACAAGGAAATGCACTTGAAGAAGTATCCAGCATTAGCAGGAGAAATAGAATCGGCATATCGTTTTGTTTATGATAAAAAAATATTGCCTTCAATGCGTAGTTTACAATTTGGTGGTAAACCAATTGAAATCTCCCCAAACCGAATTTATAACTGTGCATATTTGCCAATTGACGACTATCGTGCATTTGGTGAAGCAATGTTCTTGTT